GCCGGAGGCGGCATTGGTGAGGCTGTGGGCACGGATTTGGCGCTGGCCGATGACGTGATCGCCGTACAGCACCCATTTGGACTCGGGGCCGGCGATGGCATAGCTCTCCAGCCGGTTGCGGGCGTCGGTGCGCTGGTCGGTCCAGCTGGCCGTGGAGAACAGCGTCACGGCCACCCCGGTTTCCCACGGCGGATCACACAGGATGGAGTTGCCGCCCAGGAAGGGGTCGGAGTTGGCGGCGCGCACCGCCAGATAGAGCTTGCGCAGGGACAAACGGCCGATGACCCGGTCTGACGTCGAGATATCGGAGAACACGCTGTTGACCTGGTTGTTCACCACCTCGATGCCGGTCATGCGGCCGCCGCCGTCGGTGAAGTCGGTCATCCGCTCCGATTGCAAAATCTTCAGGTCGTTGGCGGTGATGGTCATGTCAGGCGGTCATCAGGCGGAGGGTCAGGACATAGGGGTCGGTCGTTCCGGGGTCCGAGTAGTCGGTCACCGGCTTGGCTTCCAGGGGCTTGTCGCCGTGGCGCCAGAGCACGTCGAAGCTGCGGGCATCGTGCAGGATCAGGGTCATGGCGGTGGCGATCGACAGCTTGCCCTGCAGTGTGTCGATCAGCGACCGCAGCGCCCAGCCGTGATCGGCGCCGCCGGACAGGGTGATCGGCCGCCCCGCCAGCTTCGCTCCAGTCTGCACCAACAGCGCCCCGGACAAGGTGTAGCCGACCGATTGCTGCACCGGGGTCCAGTCGTATTCGTCCACCCAGATCAGGTCGTCCGGCAGGGTGGTGCCGTCGAGCACGATAGCCATCAATTCGTCCGCATCCCGGCGGATTTCAGCAGATCGATGAACCGCGCGGCGTCCTCCTCGGCGAAGCGGCCGCGGACGCTGCCGGAGGGGCCGTGGAGGTTGACGGTCATCTCGCGGCCGGTGCTGGCCGGTGCCAGGGCGGCCTGGCCGGAGGGTGGCGGGGACTGGGTCCGGGGCTGATCCTGTGCGTTCCGGCCCGGCTCGGTGGCGGGCTGTACGCCCGGATTCTCCCGCGCTGGTTCCGTCCTGGCCTTGCGCGACTCTTCTTCCTGGGCACGGCTCCTGGCCTCCGATTCGTCACGCAGGCGCCTCGCCTCGGCATCGGCGGCTTCCTTCCTGCGCCTGGCGTCCTCTTCCTCCGCCTTCTTGCGGGCTTTGGCCTCCGCTTCGATATTGCTCAACTTCTTGGCGTGGATCTGATTCTCCAGTGCCAGTGCCTGCTGATACTGGGCGACGGCTTCGGCGTTGCCGGCCTGCTGCGATTCCTCCAGGCGCCGGTTCAGCTCGTCGACCTTCTGCTTGTAGCGCAACTCCTCCGATGCACGGACGTTGCCCTGGAGCTGGAATAGTTCGTCCTGCAGGGACTGCACGGTGGAGACGGCACTATCCTTGAGCTGCTCCATCTGCTGACGGGCCGATTCGATGGCGGAACGCAGGTTGGAAAGGGTCTGATCATCCAGCAGCTGGAAACCGTCGGCGGTACGCGCGGCGGAACGGCTCAGCTCGCTCATCGCATCATCCATGGCGCCGGCTACCCCGGTGCCGCTGGACAATGCGTCGTTCAGCCGCCCGACCGCACCGGCATTGCGCTCCATCTGATCCGCCTGCTGCTGGGCGTACTGGGCGAAGCGCGCCAGGATCTTCCAGTCGTCCTGGAAGGTCTTGCTGAGCCGCAGCTCGGCGAACAGGGCTTCGGAGGCGCCGCGGGAATAGCGCTCGAGGGCCTCGGTCACTTGGCCGTAGATGGAGATGGCCTGATTGGAGGAATCGGACAGATGCTCGCCGGCCTCCCCGGCCGAGCCCATCCTGGATTCCAGCGCCGCGAAGGCCTGTTCGGCCTTCGTTCCGGCATCGCTCAACCCGCGGATTCCGTCGGCGGCGCCTTTGGCGGCTTCGCCCGCCGCGGCCAGTTGTGCCCTGAAATTGGCCATGGAATCTGCGGCGCCGGTAGCGGATCGCGCCTGCAGATCCTGCACCGCAGCCGAGTCGGCCGCGGCTTTGGCGAACGATTTCTGCGCCTCGGCAACAGAGAGGGTTCCGGCCTGCAACGCGCGGGCGGCCACGGCGGCGGCATCGGCACTGGCCCGCGCCTGAGTCTGGGCGGCGGCGACCTGGTCGGTGGTGGGCTTGATCTTGGCCAGTGCGTGATCGACATCCAGGTAGGCCTGCACCAGCTTGTTGAAATCGGCCTGGCCGGAGCGGCTGAGATCGCCCAGCTTGGCGCGAATGGACTCCAGGTCTTGGGTGGTCTTCGCTTTGCTGGCTATTCCGCTGAGCGCCGCCACCAACAAATCTCCGGCTTCCTTGCCGGTCCTCCCGGTCGCATCCAGCCCGTCCCTGAGTGCATCGAAATCGCCGAGGGATTGCTTGATTTCGGAACTCAACCCAGTCAAGACCTGGGATGCATCGACTCCGAGCCGCTTCAGCGATTCGCTGACGATGCTGTCGGCCGCAACGCCCATTGCCTCCAGATCGCGCTTCCCTTCTCCGAATGCCGCATGCATGGCAGTGGAGAATACGGTGAGCTGGTCCGGTTTGAGCTTGCCGATGAAATCGGCAAAGGCTGCCCGCATTTCCTCCATGCTGATCTTGCCGGTGTTCTTCAACTCGATCAGTGCTTGCCCCCATGCCCGGATCGATCCGGGAGCGCCGGGATCGATCGCGTGATCCAGTCCGGACAGGGCATCTTTGACCTCTTTCCCTTTTACGATCAGTCCGTCGAACTCGGCCAGCAGATTCGCTGCATCGACGCTGAGCAGATTGGCCAGCTCTTCCCGGCTCAATCCTGCGGCGCGCTCCACCGCGGCCAACCCATCGCGCAGTTCGGCCAATGCCCGGCCGGCCTTTTCCGCGGCAACTTGAGTATTTTGGCCCAGGATATTCTGGTTTAGCGCGATCCGCAGTTGGGCGATCTGATACTGATTGGCGCCATCCAGCCTGGCACGGTAGGACTCCCGCTCTTTATCCGAGAGGTGCTGCACTTCGGCTGCCGTCAGAGTCACCGTGTCGGAATACCGCTTATTCCGAAGTGCCAGCTCCTCTGCTGCCAGAATATTGTGGCTGGCTTGTTCCCGAACTTTCTTGAGGGATTCCGAGGCTTCCTCGCCGGCCCCGGACAACTTGGCCATGGACTCGCCCAGGAAGCGCCCAGCCTCCGGCAGCAGTTCCAATCCTGCGACGGCGATCCCGATCTTGATGGATGTGGGGATTTTCCCGATGGCAGTGGTCAGCCCCCCCGCCTGGCCAGCCGCAGCGAACAACTCTCTCCCGAACCCAACCACAGCCGGCGTCGCCCGCACCACCAGCGCTGCGATGGTAGCCTCGCCAGCAGCCTTCGCCAGTTCGACGATATCCCCCAGGTGATCGGCCACCAGACCGATGGCCGATGCCGCTTTCTTGGATGCCTCTGACCCCTCGTCCAGATGTCCGATGAACTGCATCCACTGGTTCTCCAGCTTCTGCACGGACCCGCCTATGGTTTGCGGAAGAGTCTGGAATTCTCTGGAGATTACGCTGGACTGACTTTCCAGTGCGCGGATGATTTCCGCGCTGGTGAGACGGCCAGCCTCGGCCAGTTCCCGCAGCTTGCCGATGGGAACACCAAGCCCTTCCGCCAATGCCTGCTGCAGGCGGGGGGCTTGTTCGATGACGGAGTTGAACTCGTCGCCACGCAGGGCTCCTGATGCCAATGCCTGTGACAGCTGGATGATCGCTCCACTGGTCTCTTGCGCCGTCGCCCCGGAAATCCGGAAGGATTGGGCGATGGTCTCCGTCAGCTGCGCGGTTTCGGCCTGGCTGCCGCCCAGACCTCGCACGGCGGTCGCCAACTTGCCATAGAGATTGCCGATCGAACCCAGGTCGGATTGGGTTTTTTGGGATATGGCAAAGACCGCATCCTGCGCGGCACTGAATTCCTCCTGAGACCGCGTGGCCAGCTTGAGCCTCGCATTCATGCCGTTCCAGGCATCGGCCACCCTGCCGACGTCCGCTGCCCATTCTCCGATCTTCTGTGCACCGAAGAAGGCGATCAGCTCGGCCTTGGTTCGCTCCAGATGGGTGGATATGGATTCCACCCCCTGCTTGGCCTTCGAGAATGCGGAAGCCGCCGCCGTTCCCGTTTCCGCAAAATTCTTGCCGGCGGCTGCCGCGGCCTGCCCCGCACTCTGTGCAGATGTGGCGGTGGACCTCAACGATTGCGCTACCGCCGATGCTTCCTGCTTCAGCCGGACGTGTTCCGATGCCAGCGCACGGATGTTGATCCCGGCTGCCGCCATCGCCCGCCGGCTCAATTCCAGCTGTTGGGATTGGCCCTGCAGGATCGATTTGTAGTTTCCGGCGACCGATATGGCCCTGGTGAACTCGGATCGCAACGACTGCGATGCCGCCGATGACTGCCTGAACCCTGCATCGAGTGCCTTGACCTGGCCCTTCAGATCCCTATATTCGGCTCCGCTCCGTTTGCCGGATTCCGCCAGTTGATCCAGCGCAGATTTCGCCAGGGTCAGCTGGTAGCGCAGGGATTCGGTTTCGGCGTCGTTTTCCCTCAGATTCCGGGCCAATCCCTTGACGTTTTCCTGCGCTTTTGTGAATTCCTGTTCGGTTTGACTTACACTAGTCTTGAGGGACCGGAACGCCTCGATACTGTCTCCAGCATCGGCCGTGATGTTGATCTTGATGTTCGGGTCGCTGCCTGTAGCCATCGCCGGAGATCGCCATGAATTATCTGGGTCTGCTTGCCGTCACGGTGCTTTTTTTCTTCGCAGGCGCCGGGGAATTCCTGTCCGGACAGCCAATACTCGGCTGGATTCTCTGGATCCTCGCTGCGATCATTCCGGTAGCCGTATTCTGCGCTGCCCTGGCTTCGTGGCTGCATATCCCCATTACCAATCGGTAGAACATTCCCTGTTCACGCCAGATCCCGTGTTGCGTTCTGGATTGAACAGAACCCCACCAGCTGCTGGCGCGGCTGGTGGGGTTCACATTTCTAGGCTATGCCAGATCCAGGTTGTACTCGATCTCGTAAGCGCTGGACTTTCCTGTTGGCGTGACCATGCGGCCCTTCATGGCCAGTTCGATAGGCTTGTCGGAGAGGAAATCCACCTCGCCGTCCGCGGTCAGCCTCGCATCCCAAATGGTGATCAGCAGCGGGCGTCCATCGTCGAGATTGATCCCATCGAAGAAAAGTTCCCCCTGCACCTGCGGCACGGTTCCGCCGAGCACCTTGGTTCCGCTGACGGCGCCGTAGGTGCCGTTGACGTGGATCGTCGCCGCATCGGCGATGGCTCCGGCGGGGATGATGTAGAGCTGGCCGGTGACGTAGTCGATGCTGTAGTCGGTGCCGAGGACGTAGGTTGTGGTATCCGTGACGTCCTTGACGCTGAATCCGGCGGAGGCAATGTTGCGGTGGCCGAGCGGGATGTAGGTCCCCTTCTTGGCCGTCACGGCCTGGCTGGTCATGGTCCCGGAACTCTGGCTCAGCGTCGAATTCTCGCCCTGCAGCGCAATCGCCAGCGCCTGACCAGTGATCTCGGTCAGGGTCACGGAGAAATCCGCAGGCTTGTTGATGGCCACGGACATACTCAGCTGGCCATATTTGCCCTTGTCCTTCGAGACTGCCTCCACCAAATCCGAATTGGGCTTGATGGCCAGTTTCGCCGCACCCGGCAACCGCGTGCGGCCCTGTAATACTCCTGATATGACCTGGTTTAAATAGAGGGTGCCTGATGCTAATACGCCGGCCATGTTGATCTCCGCTGGTGTTGATGGGTGGTTAGGGGTGGCCGGTCGAACCGGCCGTCATTTGGCGTCCGATAGCAGGTCGATCAGGTACGACACGGCACTGACGATGCGGTCGTAGAACAGCGCCAGCAGCGAGGCGGTCGCGACCAGGATGATCCGCGCCCGGGAGCCGATCCATTTCATGGTCCCGAGGATGATGCTGCGCTCCGTCCGCCACTCTGAAATCGTTGCCGAGACGGCGGCGAGCTGGGCCTCCAGCCTGGCGATCCGCGCCTCCTTCTCCTGCAGTTCGTCGCACTGCTTCTGCACGCACTCCTGCAGCATCTCCATGTGCCGCATCATCAGTTCCTCGTTGCGGCGGCGCATGATGCCGACCTGCACATCCCTCGCGATGTCGTCCATCGGTCACGGCCACTCCAGCTTCTTGCGGGTCGAAAACCGCAGCATCAACTCCAGGTATCCGGGCGCATAGGTGATCGCCTCCCGACCTTCGTAGAGACATCGCCGGTCCGGGATGCCGGTCCAGTTGTGAAGGGCGGCGATGCAGCGGGCGGCGATGTCTCCGGCCAGGTCCAGCCAGGATGGCGCCGCATTGCCATCCCTGGCATAGGCGACGGCCACGGCTATCGCCCAGCGCTGGATCTCGTGAACCGCCCCTTTATTCGGAGGAGCCGTCCCGTTCGGGCCGCTCTGCTCGACATCCCCGGCGTCCGCCATCACGAATACGGCGGGCAGATATCCGGTGATGGCGGAAGAGCCGCTAATGATGGCAAACGAGTCCACTGTCTTCAGATCCGTCAGCACCGGCTTCAGGCGGGCGATGATCAGGGGCTCGGCGTCGAACAGGTTCACGATCCCCTCCTCAATTCGAAGGCCAGCTCCTGCTGCAATTTTTTTCGCAGCTCCGGCCCGGCCTGATCCGCCACTTGCCGAGCCGCCTGGTCCGCGGTGACCAGATCCACCGTCTGCTGGAGGACGGGCAGACGAAGCCTGCCCTGACGTGCAAAGATGCTTGTGTGGCCGGATTTCATGGTGGCGATGAATCCATGCTCGAAATAGTACTCGCGGGCAAAAGCGCCCAGATCCCCCTGCTTGAGCCTTCCCACATAGCCGGCTGCTACCGGCAGGGTGCCGAACCACACCATATTTCCATCCGGCAGTTGGCGTCTCTTGATGCGGAAATTCGCAAACGCCCTGCGAGGGATATCCGCCTGCTGCGCCATGAGGCTTGCTAGCCGGCCCTTCACCCAGTCTGCCGCTTTTCTGGTGGCCCGGCGGCGGGCGCTCTCCACCTGGCGGCCGCTCGCCAGCTGCTCCAGCAGGCCAACCGCTTCTCGATCATCGATGTGGATGGTGATGCTCACCCGTAGCTCCGCAGGGTAGCGGTCACGAATCCGGCATCGTCGGTTGGGCTCATGTCGGTCACGGCATATTCATTGCCGTCGATCAACAGTTGGTCCCCGACTGCCAGCGCGAAGGATGCGGCATCCGCAGCCGGCACCGAGAAGCGCGGCGCCGGATCGGCCAGCGGCATCCCGCCGCCGAAGCGGACATCCTCGAAATCGGTCCGGAACAACCCAGCCACCGACAATAGAGGCGCGCCGACTCGGCTGACGGTGCGCTTCCATTCATCCGGAGCGGCGGCCATGAAGTCGGCGGCAAACACGATCAGCCGCCGGCCGAAAAGGTGATGGTTCCTGCCACGGCCTCATTGCGCGGCTGAAACCGCCCCATGGCTGCCACCATCCCGGCAATCTGTCCGTTCAGATCGGCCAGTACCGCCGAATCGACGGTTTCCGCAGGCAGGTCGGGGTAGCCTCCATCCAGCAGCGATTGCAGCGCCTCCGCGGCGGATTTGATGCGATCGATGCGGACGCCCAGAGCGGCTTTGGCTTGTCCGACTTCCATCATTGCCGCCGGCGACAAGTTGACCCGGCCGAAATCGTTCAAGCCCTCGAGCTGCTGCTCGAGGGCCGGAAGTGCCGCTGCCAGTTCGGCCAGGGAGTCGGCGACGGCCATGGTCAGGCGGCGGCGAAGACGATGTTGCCGGCGACCGCTTCACCCGGGATGAACTCCAGATCTCCGGTCAGCACCAGCTGGCGAATGCCTTCTCCCAGGTCGGCATCGGCGGTGACAGTGACACTGGTGAGGCCGACCGCCTGGCGGGTGAAGGTGGCCGTCAGGCCATCGGGAGACACCACCATGCCGGCAACGGCTGGATTGGAGCTCTCCCATACGGGAACGCCGTCGACGACGGCGGCGTTACCCACCGCATCGGTGAAGGCGACGGTGGCGATGACGGTGGCGACGGATGCGGAATCGAATTTGGCCATGATCTTCTCGGGTTGGTTGTAGCTCGTGATTTTCCAGGTATTGGTCAGTTGCTAGCTCAACAGCTTGACCTTGCAGGTGGTATCACCATCGATGCAGGTCTCCGCAAAGTAGCCGGCCAGCGTGTTGCCGGACGATACCGCCGTGAACTTCTTGTTGGTGTTGTCCCAGTAGGCATTGGCTCCCTGTGCGCCGCCGGTGCTGGCGCCGGTATTCTTCGCGTGGGACCAGACGCCCTCGAACGACACGGCGCCGGATGCGCCATTGGCGATAGTGACCAGCGCGATACCGACGCGCGCGCCGACCAGGATGCCGGCGCCGGACGCCACGCTGGCTCCGGTGGAATTGGTGACCAGCAGGGTATCGCCCTCCTGGATGTAGTTGTTTGCCATGTCTTTGCCCTCTCGCTAGGTCTGTGGCTGTGATCGATGGGTTGCCGTCAGGCTCCGGCGTTTTTGTAGGCGCCGCGCCAATCGATGGCGGCGACGCCGTAATCCAGCCGCACCTTGTAGCGGGCGCCATCCACGTCGAAGCCGTTTTCCAGCTCCAGGAACGGTTCCTGATTGCCGTCCAGGAACGCGACCTCGAGGGTCGGCGCATCCGTCGGGTCGGCGAACAGGTACCAGGCGTTGCCGGAAATTCGCGGCGTGTCGATGACGTCACGCACCAGTCCACGAACCAGGTTCGGTTTCTGCAGCTTGTTGGCCGTATCGGGATCGTATTGGGCGTCGTTGACCACGCGGGCATCGCCGCCGTAGGCCATGCCGCCGAGCCAGAGGGCCGGACGCAGATCCAGGTAGTCGTTGCCGCTTACGTCTTTCTGGCTGGCCATCGATTGGCGCGCCGATTCCCAGGCCGCCACCGTCACGGCGGTGCCGGTACCGGCCAGGTTGCCGTGGCTGGCGTGGAATAGTGCGATGCCGTCGCCCATGGTCGGATTGCTGGCCAGCAGGGTATAGACATCGGCCTCGATGGAGCGGCGGGCGGCCCGGCCCAGCGCGTTGGCGAGGCCGACGAAGGCGCCCAGGTCGTCGTTGATGACGGCCTGCCGGCTGAGGTTGATGATGTTGCCCTTGGTTCCGATGGAGATGGTCGACTTTTCTCCGTCCGGGATGGCCTTGTTCCGGAACTCGCCCAGTTCGGTCAGGGTGTCCAGGTTGCCGAAACTTCCGAGCCGATACCGATTATTGGTGCGGAAATCCGATACCGAGCCGGTTGCGCAGAACCGAGTCCAGGTATCCGGCGCGATGGCATAGGCGGCCAGTAGCGTCTTGTACATGGCGTTTTCCAGCAGGATCGGGAAATCGCTGGTGGATTGGGTGAAGGCGGCGGCGACCACGGCACGGATGTCCAGCCCGCGGTGCTTGAATCCGGCCCGGTCCAGCGATGCCCGTGCCAGGTCCAGCAGGCGCTGGCCGCGGTACGGGTTGGCGCCTTCCATCTTGCCGTAGCCGGCCCGCGCCATCAGAGAATTGGCGACCGCTTCCCTGCGCTTGTCGCCCTCGTCTTCGCCGCCGTGTACCCTCGGCTCGTAGTTGCCGGCCGCCGGCTCCGAACCCTTGGCCAGTTCCGCCAGGATACGGGCGTTGAAGATCTCGACGGTGCACTCCGGATCATCCAGCGCGGCGTTGATGATCTCGTCGCTGATCGCCCCCTTCAGATTCTTGAGGGAAGCGACAACGGCGCGGATCCCGGCACGGCGATCCTGCTCGGCGGCCAGTGCCGCCTTGGCGATGGCGTTCTTGTCCACGTCCGCCGTATCTCCGGCAGGCTTCTTGTCGGTTTCGGGAACGGGTGCGTTCTGCGGCATGGCAGGTTTCTCCGGTTTGGATTGAGGGTTGCGGGATGCGCGGAAGCGCCCGAGATCGAAGCAAGCGGCGAGTTTCTGCGCTTCGGTGATGGTGTCGACGAAGCCGAAAGCCTTGGCCTCTTCGGCGCCGTACCAATGATCCTTGCCGTCGGTGAGCAGGGCCAGGATCTCGTCCACCGGCTTGCCGGTCTTGCGGGCATAGGAACTGGCCATGGCCCGCGCCCAGCCATCGAGCAGGTCGGCGTATTCCCGCATCTTGGCGCTGTTGCCGGAGGCGACGCCCCACGGAGCGTGGGCCATCAACTGTGCGTTCTCCGCCATTTCGACCGTGTCGCCCGCCATGGCGATGAGGCTGGCGATGGAGACCGCCACGCCGTCGATGCTGACGGTGACGCCGGCTTGGTGGCGCAAAATGGCGTTGTAGATGGCGATGCCGTCCGACACCGACCCGCCGTAGCTGTTGATGCGGACGGTGATCTGCTCGGCGTCGATGGCCGCGAAGTCCTTCACGAACTGCGCCGCCGTGACGGATTCGCCCCACCAGCTCTCGCCGATGTCGCCGTAGATGAAGACCTCGGCGGATTTGGCTTCCTGGCCGGCCAGGGCCTGGATGCGGTACCAGGGAGTAGCGGTATGGGGCATTGCGCGATCCTGCGGATTGAATGCTGTCAGTGAATCAGATTGGCCGTCTCATTTCTCATTGAATTTGAGACGGACGGATCAGGCGACGCGACGCAGCAGGATGAGCTCCTCCGTCCGCCGGTATTCGCGATTGCGGCCCCTGATGCTGGCGGATGCCTCGATGTGATCGGGCTGTTCGTTCTGTGTCGCGGCGATGATCAGCTCCGGTTGCTGCGCCGGTTCTGGCGCCTGCGGAGGCTGCGGAATTGGAATCAGCCGGCGGCGGCGGCCGGAGGTTCGCTTGCGTGCAATCGGCGAGACGTCCTGCGCTTCGGTGATGAGGACTAGCCCGGTGAGTCGGTCCTCGACTTCGAGGACTGTGGCGTCGGCCGAAACTGCCGGCTGCGTCGTCGCCGCAGCGGCGAACCGGTCCGGTTCCTCGTCCGACACGGTGCCGCAGAAAATGACGAC